CTAACAACGGCCCAGTTACCAGCGCCACGACGAGTGCGTTGAGCGATCAGGTTAGCAACGCGATTGATAAGAACAGCTAGAGCAGCGTGTTCGTCACCAACGTATGTAGCTGTACCAGAAACGGTAGCTTGATTGAACGTGTACTCAGTAGAAGCCAGAGTGCGAAGCGACAGGAGAATTTCCTGATCGATTTCAGCAGTGATTTCTTGAGCAAGAGCAGCCATAATTTCTGCTTCTACGTCGATACCATGTTGTGCTTGAGCATCTTGCGCTGCTTCAAACGTCCAACGTGCTTGCAACTTGCGTGACTTAGCTTCAACTGCTTGTCTTAGAATTTGAACGCTGATCTGACGACCGCCGTTACCTTCAAGAGCAGCAGTGTTGTTGCCAGTGTAGCCAGTAGCTGTATCACCTGCAACGCCGCTTGGCTGACGCGAATATGCTTGAGCGATCATGAATGGGCTCAGAGCTTCTTGACCAGCTGTCACGTTTGTGGATGCTGCGCTGTGGTCTGTTAAAGAGTTAGCATAGCGAACACGTAATGTGTGAATCTGACCGACTGGTCCTGTCATTGGCTGAACGCCTACCAATTCGTTAGCGATAACGGTTGGCATAACACGACGGATAACTGGAAGAATCACGCGATTTAACGTTGCGATGTTACCAGCTGTAGTTGTACCGACTGAAGATTCAGACAGTAGTTGCTTCTTGGTGTTTTCTAAAATAACACCCATTGTTGAACGGCGAGTTCCTTTTAAACCTTCTAACAGGGCTTCTTTGGTCTCGTTCCAACGGCCTTCTAATAATACTTTTGACATGTATGTTCTCCTAATATGTCTAATTTATAGCCCTGCCAAGCGTTTGATATCGATAACGTTATCACGTTGTTCCATATCAATTGGTGCTTGTTTAGCAGCTTTATCCCCGGTCACTTCCTTAACTGTTTCTCTAAGCGCAGTCTTTCCAGACTTCGCAGAACCAGTGTTAAGAACTGCAGGTAGATACTTGTCGAAAGATGTTTGCAACTTTGCAGTATTAACACTTTCTAGTAAGTCCTTCATTACCGTTGCTTTTTCCGTATTTAACGATCCAAGCAGCGTAGTCATAATCTTCTCACGAATATTAGACTCTTTAATGATGCGAACTTCACGTTCCTTGTTTTCAAGTAAGGTCTTTGCCTTCTTGTTCAGTGCGACAGATTCAGAAAGCTTTTGATCTTTCTGTTCTAATTGGGCCACTAGCTTGCGAGTTTCAGCTTTCTCATTTAAATGAGTAACTGAGAATTCACTTGCAAACGCTTCGAATAGACGACGACCAAATGCATTTTCACGTGCAGACTTGATATCTTCCTTCAACTGACCTAATTCACCCTTGAGTTGAGCAGTTACGACTGTATTCAATCTCTTGGCAGATTCGGTAACGAAACGTTCCTTCAATGCTGTGAGTTGTTTACGGCCTTCAGCAACTAACTTAACCTTTGCTTCAACAACAGCTTGTTTGTCTTGCGCGAATTCTTTGATTTCACGTGCCAAAGCGTGGACAATAAATTGTTCCAGCTTTTCTTGACTTTCATTTTGTTGTTTACGATCTGTACGGATTTCCTTGATTTCTTCAGCGAGTTTAGTCACCATAAAATCATTGAAACGAGTAGCAGTCTCGCGCAGTTTGACTTGCGCCTTCACACGGTCTTCGTTCATTGCCTGACGTTCTGTTTGAAATTCTTGAATTTCTTCAGTCAGTCCGGTTGTAACCATCTTATCAAGGGCTTCTACCATCACCGTACGATCATGTTCGTACCTGCCGGCAAATTCTTCTCTCAAACTTGCACGGACCTCTTCAGTTGCTTCAGATAATTTAATGTCCCAAGCTTCGTTAATAGCCCGTGAAACATCTTCATTAATCAATCCGCTTTCCAAGAGGGGTTTAATAGCATCGTTTATATTCATGCTTTTTCCCTTTTTAGTATTGATTCGTATAACTCCGAATCCACGAGTGTTTTAGGAATGAATTTCCATCCATTCTTACCTAACTTTGCCCATCTGAATATTGTCATCCGATGAACATCGTGTTTTTTTGATGCCTCAACTGTAGTTAAGAACATTTCGCCATTAGGGTCAATGTAAACACCTTTCCAAGGAAGATTGTTATCAACTGTTTTGATTATGTTTTTATTCCAAACAACAATGTTGCGTTTTTTGCCTATCCGCGATGCGCTTGCTTTTTTGACGTTTATAGAAACTCTCGTATCTAACTCTTTAGTTAGCCCTTTATTCCATGGTAGCGTTCCCTTTGGGGCACCGCAGTTTCCGAAAGGGTTACCAGATGCAGAAAATTTGCCATCTCCGTTGTGTTGATTAAAACTTCTAGGATCATTCTTAGCATCAACTAAGTCTAATATTTCTGCCTCTAACTCTCTCATTTCTTGCGGAGAACCTGTAGCAATTATTTCACGTTTCCAATCACTGATATTTTCAAGTAACATCGGCTTAACTACTCTGCTAGAGCATAGATATCCATCATCTCGGTGACATCCTTTTGCCGTCCGCGAACCTATATACCAATTCATGGTTGGCAAATGAGTCCATTTATAGACAAAAGAAGATGGCTTTATTTCCATTTTAATTCTCGGATTAAGCGCATCACTTCTTTTTGAAGATATTGTTGTACTTTTTTGTCGCCAGCTGCTTCTTTAGCTAAATCAAACACGCGGTGCCCGTATCGGGTATTACCAATCCCCTCGTATATCGCCTTAGGATAGGCATTAGGAGCAGACGGTTGTGCTACAATATCTACTGTTATTATTTCAAAGTCACTTACCTGTCCATTAGACTCGTTAACATTTCCCGAGCCTCGACTTGAAACACCTAGTTTAACTCCAGATTCTAGCATTGTTCTAGCAAGTGATCCCATCGGTGTAGGTAAAATCTTTAATTTACCAAAACCGTTATCACCATCCATAGCCATCTCAACTATACAATGACTGACCCTATCTAAATTAATTTTCAGATCATCAGGGTGATCAATTTCACCTAGTACCGAGTAGCCAGTTGATAGTTGCTCATTTAACGTATTAACAGCATTTCTAATTTCATGTGAGGGATATACTCTCTCATTAGCATTTCGGATATTTCCTTGGATGAAAATACCTTTCATGTATAACTGCTTGCCTTTATTTCCGAACGCATCCTCAGATTCTTCCATAACAATTGTTTGTTTTGAAAGACTAGGAGTGATATATTCTGATAAAAATTGTTTAGACATATGTTTATTGGTTTACTTAGAAAATAGACTCACTCACTGAATGAGCCTATTACTGTATGACATCATACACTTTCCTTAAGGTAAGCCATTACACTTAATTATTTACGAGTTCTGCGTGACTCACCGACAATGCTCTTGTCGTTTTGTGACACACTACCGCCTGCGCCGACTTCTTTACCTTGTGGAGTCTTTGTTCCGAAACCACCTGATACTTTTTCCTTGAAAGAAGTCTTACCTGCATTTTGTCCTGGAGAATTTTTGAAGTTTCCAGCACCCTTGACTTGTGTTTCGCCCTTTGTGCCGTAGTTGCTAGGAGCTTTAGGGCTTGTAGGAACTGATTCAGCAGAGCCAGTGACGTTAACAGGCTTAGCACCAGTTGAAACGACCTTTGGCTTAGTCAAAGCGATGCTCTTTGTATTAGCGCCGTTGTCGCCCATAGTACCGAACTTATTGTAAGTGCTTCCGCCGACCTGTTTCAACTGAACAGCTTCCATCATAGCACCTTCTTCTTCGTCAGCACCGAAGTCTTCTTCGCCGCCCATGTCTTCTTCGTCGCCCATGTCGTCAGCGCCTTCGATAGAACCGTCGCCTTCTTCGTCACCGAAGCCGCCTGCGTGTTCTTCTTCGCCTTCTTCAGAAGCCATAAGTTCTTCGAACTCAGCCATCAATTCATCAAGCTTGTCTTCCAGAGAAACAACGCGGTCTTCAAGACCTTCTTCGCCGCCTTCTGCTCCGAAGTCACCTTCTTCGCCGCCGAAGTCTTCTTCGTCGCCGTCAAGAGAGATTTCTTCTTCGTCGCCTTCGTCGCCTAAATCACCGAAGCCGTCTTCATCTTCTTCAGTCATTCCTTGTTCTTCGGATGCGATTTCATCTTGGAAATCACCTACTTGTCCGCCAAGTCCCCCACCCATTTCTTCGTCCATCATTGATTCATAGATTTCGCGTGATTTCTCAACTACGATATCGTGAAATAATGCACGGGCTTGTTCTTCATTTTCATTCGTGATAAGCTGAATGAGTTGCTCAAACTTTTTGTTGTCCATTGGAATCTCCTAGTGTTAATGGCTTGCTACAGTTATTTATAACGTAGTATATAAAAGAGCGTATTAACTACGTCTTTTTAGCACTTTTGGTGGAGTATATAACCAGGTAGGAAAGTTTGAGGACTTTATTCGGTAGCGCACTGCTGGTTTAGTAATATTGAATTTGATAGATACCTCTTCGGCACTTGGATATTCTATACCATCTACTATAATCGGTATTCTTTTCAATAGATTGAAGTCAACAATACGTTTTTTATTTTGTTTTGCCCATTCTACTTCTTTCCATTTATCCTTCATTTTTTGTTTAGTAGATTCAGCCCATGCCGGGTCGTTCCACCTATCTATGTGTGCCGCGGACCGTTTTTCTTTGTAAACTGCATTGACTTTTAGTGCATTAGCACTACGCCTACTACTTTCCGCCGGAGTAGATGCTGCCTTACTAAGTATAGCACTCTGCCGAGTCGCCCACACCGGATCATTCCATCTATCTTTATTCTTCTGTGATTGAGCCGCACTTTTATCAGCTTTGAGTAATGAATAAGTTTTGCTGTTTATTTTCCGTGTTCTCCCTGTATGATTTTTATTAGGTGTTGCCATCAGATTAAAAGCGTATGAAAGTCCAGGCGTCGACCTATATGCCTTCCACAGCATCCAATGGGCTATAAAATGACAGGATGCCGGAATTGTTATTAAATTTTCAGTATCGTCTGTGCCGCCAATACACTTTGGTAATATGTGGTGTGTCTCTGTTCCAGGACCAGTTAATATTGGGCAGCTGGATATAAATCTAATATAACGATCTAAATTAAATTGGCTAAACGGAGTGGGAAAGTGTATATTCATACACTTATTTATCCCTATGTGAGAAATTAAGAGGAAAACAATTATAATGAGGGCATTGCGCCTTCGGCAGCTTCAGCGGGTACGGAGTATTGATCGTGGACCTTCTTTAGATATTCCTGGCGTTCAAAATTACGAACGTCCATCATTTTACGGAGTTTTCTGATTTGACGAAGTGTTAATTTAGTCTTGCGGGATTCTTTCCACTTTGGTTTAGAGTTATCATCGTTTACATCTTGATAACCTGCGACCGGTGCGTCGAACATTTCTAATAGCTTCATATATCTATTTATCTTTGGGTTACATTCCAGTACCGCCGGGTGCGCCACCTGCAGCCGGTGCGCCGGGCATCGCTGCGTTGACCGGGCCAGCTACTCCGCCCTCCATACCTGGCTCTTCTGGCGGCGCTTCCATTTCTTCTGCTGACAGTGCATCAGCATCCATGTCTCCAGAAGAGACACCGATACTGCGAAGATCAGAACCCTGAGGATCGATATCAACGTCTTTGTGATTTTCTTCACGCCATAGTTTTTCGTTCTTGTTGATTTCTTCTTCAGTAAGGCCCAGAAAGCGTTCAAGTGCGAAACGTTTAGAGATGTATGGATACGCTTCAATCGTGCTGAATGTTGAGACACGTGAGGTGTCCAGTTCACTCTGACGATATGATGCGAAGTTTTGAGGTTCGTTGAACTTCAGTGTGAACAGACCACTGTCGATGTTCAGACCGCGCCAGCGTAGAAACAGTTTGAATTCTTCGTCAAGCTTCTGGCTGATGTATTTTTGTAGTCGTTCGCAATACTGATTGAAACGAAACTCTTGAATCATCGCAGTGCCGACCTTGCCGTCACCCATAATGCGTTCGCTATCATCAGGACCGGTAGGCAGATATGAACTTGGGATACGTA